CGCTGTCTTTTATAACGAGGATTAGTTCTCGCCTCAAAGTGAGTTGTTTCGCAAGTGATAAGTGCAATCCAAACTAACTGATTTTAAAGATTGTGTGGGTGGGTCGTATTTCCGAACACCCAAGGGTTTACCCTCCAAGGCCAAAGCCAATATAACACAAATCTTAAACCATCTAAGTCTTTAAGCACATATTATCACATCTAGCGACGTTCAAAATACCGTTCGTCCGTTTTTAATCCGGCACATGCTTCCACCAAAGCAGGTGAGTATAACACACCATCAACAGGTGTTTGTCTCAATTCTTCACAAATATTAGCAACAGTGTTGGCACTAAGATCATACTTAATGTCCAAATGTTGAAGGTAGTCTTCTGCACAACTAACCTTTGAAGAAATCCTATCCTTCATGGCATATACTTCATCTCGGGAGAAGTGTTGAGTAAGCCAATTCAGATGGTCATCCTGTTTCCGCACTATATTTAAATGTTCCATGCGGACGGGTAATATAATTTTAGCAGCTCCTTTCTTAGGAGGCAATTTATGAGTAGGTCGTTTCAGTAGGTTATTATACTCTGTGAAAATTGGTAACCCATCCATCCATTTAAGATTAGCCTCATATTGCGCATTCATGTAATTATCTTGTTCTTCACAAGACAGTCCCAAAGCGGTATGGGACCAGGGGGTCAATGTCAAAAAACGATGTAACTGCCTGACTATTTTCCAACTATTCTGTGCTTTAGACCAAAAGGTCTCCGTAGAACAAAAATCGATGGTATCAATCCCTCCAAATTTCAGATACTTAAGTATCTGACCCAAGCCATGAGTGCCTGTTTTCTGTGTAGCGAATGTCTTATAATAAGCCGCGGAAATGTCTTGTTCTGTATAAAGTTGTTGTAATGCAACAGCAAAATCATCCCCTGCACATGTTAAATCATATGCATCTCTCGGCACTCTTAAAATAACCTCTATAGTGTATCGGTTATATAAGGACATTCGTAAAGTATTAGCGAAAGTGGTGTCCATGTTACCTGACTGAACTGCATCAGCCATTTCAATATAACCAAGATCCTCAACTCTGTAACTGCCATTATCTCGTATAACGTGTGTGGCAAAAATTTTACAGCGATAAGTGAATGCTTGGAATTCAAAAACATGTTGTGGAACATGTGTAACAAATGGAGCGATGAACTCATAGATCTTTTTCTCAATTGTTTTATGTATCAATTTTTGAGATCGATCAAACGCAGAACCATCACCCTGCACAATCTTTGTGAAACCTTGTCTGTCCCACTGATTGAACAGTTCCTCCTTCTCCGTCCAGTTTTTACCAACTCCATAACCTTTGAAGTCCTTAAATATTTGTTCAAGTCGGTAAACGATGGGGCCCAAGACATATTTATATTCTGCATTAGGTGCACAAATACAACGATTCTTAGGGGCAACTCCATCAACAATTTGTTTCTCACACTTACAAAACATAGTATAAAATTTTTTCTTAAGCTGAGATTCATCCTTACTTGGCATATCAATAATTTCCTTTTGTTGACTGGCTGTCAAATGATTGAACCAATCTTCATAGGAATATTGAAAATCTACCAATAAAGGCTTAATCTCTGTTTCAAAAATATTATCATACCACGTTAAAAAGTCAGATATCATTACTGGATCTGGATCAGTCACTTCAAGAGACTGACGCTTTAAAGCATTGTAAATGTTGCCTTTGCAGGCATGGTAATAAACCACATCTGGAAGTCCATCTATGATAGGTATGATTTTCTTGAGAACAGGGTCCTCTCGACCATCACAAGCCATCTTAAGATATTCTTGCAGATCTGGTGCACTATTTAAAACACCCTTCCATTTACAATCTTTAGATAAATTCCCAATTGTGTCGGCAAAAGTTGCCTCACTAATGCAAGTGGAGTGCTTAATCACCTCCTCCTTGTACACTCTTGGGTTGCCAGATGCAGACTGGCTGGTGGGAGCTCCCTGGACAAGGAGCTCAGAGCCGGAGCCCCTTCAAATGAGTTGATTAGTGCTCAAGAGTGAGCTACCAACAACAGTTGAAGAGGTTGTTCCTAATTGAGTAATGCGATTATAGCTAACTGTCCTATCATTCTTTAAGCATTTTGAGAACAATTGGACGCAACATCCTTTCTTTGCAATAGGGACGTACATCGCATTATTGAGGTCGTTGAGATCTTTAACCTCTACACTGTCAGCAAGCACTTGAACACCCAGCTTATTATCCCGAGCCATGCATATAGCTTCTTTAAGGAGTGGGATAATGTGTTCTTTTCGGTCAAGTTTAGACCCATTGGTAGATATTGTATTAAGTATTTTTTCCAATGATGGGGCATCGACATGTTTGAGTTCACTTACTCTACGAGTTGCTTGGTTGAACTGCATAAGAGTCATAACAAAGTTGTAATTGAACTCTAGCTGTGATATCGTATCAAAAGCCATCGAAAAAGATGCTTCTTTGGGGTAGTAGATTGCTGCCTCTACTTTCCCGCTTAAGACACGAAATGCTCTGACAGATTTACCGTCGGAAGATGGTAGGTAATACGGTGTTCCTGACAAGAACTTATCCGGATTATAGCTAAAAAGCTCCCTATCCATTTCTATAGGTACACTACTTGACTCTGATCTTTCAGTCTTTTTAGAAATAATTGACAAAGAGAAAGATGTATTAGAGGAAATCCCAAGATCGCCACAAAACAAATTGGCTACCGTGCTAATAGATAGTTGACTTGAATCGTAACGAGATTGAGATATACTACTCATTGAGGCAAAATAACTTTCTAGGGCATTTGAGGAGATGACCAGTTTTTCCGACTGGGTTTGTCCATCATCTACAAATTCCTTATCTAAGTCCAAGTCTACAAGATCATCACTAGTCATAAGATTTACACGGACTAGAGCATAATGTTCTGTTCCGTGATCAAACCTATGTTCGACAATGAAATTGCAGTTATCCTGAACCAAGTAATCTTTGCTAAATAAAGCATCAAGTTGTGTAGGGTGTTTATAGGGAATTGCATTGCCCTTTACAGTCATAACCACTCTCTTAGAACCCTGAGAGGACTGTCGCTTCCAAGAAGCATAATTAACACCATTAACGGTTGATTCCCCTTTTGAAAGCAGGGGGTCGAACAAATGTGCAACTATAAAAGCTGTTTTAGAAGAATTCTCATGCAACCACCGAACAATACCTTCGTAGACTGTCCCGTAATAAGACGAATCAACAGAAAGTAATATATCAGTGTCAGCAACGAGATGCTCACAGCCAACTTTATTGTTTTGATCAACTCGAAAGACACAATTGCAAACTAGCCCTTCGGTAAGCAGACAGGTATATTCATCTGCTTTATCAACACGCCCAATATCGACGGATTTGATGACTGGTCTGTTGTTATGTATATGTGTTAAACAACTTTGCAGGGAACGACCACCTGCACCAATATCAAATATTTTTTTTGTAAAAAAACCTTCCTTGTAACCAGCTTTGGCAATAGTAACTTGCCTCTCTAACCACCTGCGTTCAGCGGCGTAGAGTTCGTGTGGGTTGGTTACATTACCAACAACCCCTTTAACTCCAGTAACACGTTCAAAATAATCAACATCCTTTTGAGTGAGGAATGTTGGCTTATAATACTTGGTGTGCTTGAGATAAGCGGAATTGTTAATAACTGCTGTTGGATAAGTCCAGAGGGGACGCTCAAATTCATTTGTGATATAACTGGTGTTGCGCACCATTAATCCCAAATCAGCATAATAATCCTCATCATTTCTAGATAAGGCTAAGAGATTGTTCTTAGATTTAAGCTGGTCTTTTTGAGTGGGTTTATTACCTTTCTCAACTTTTTGTTCTTTAGGAACTTTCGGTTGTTTGCCCTTATTAGGGGCGGCATTTTGTTTGACCGAATCACTGGTCTTGTTTGAAGAATTTTTACTATCA